AAACAAGCTATGTCTCTAAGGAATCCTTCAATACCTTTTCCTTTATCTTTAAATAAATAAGTATGTTTATTAGCCATTTCTTTGTATTCTTGAAAGGCTTTGAAATCTAATAATGAAGGTTCACCAAGTGTATCATTGAGTAATGAATAAGCGTGAACGTGATTAGCTTCTGATGCCGCAAAAGAAGACAACATCATTCTAACTTCAGGAGATTTAAACTTAGGAATATAGCTATCTAAATAGGCTTTAGCTATATCTACATCACCTTGAGTAAAGAATTTTAGTATTTGATTGATTAAATTTTTCTCTTCTTTTGTTAAGCGTTCATTCCAATCTCTTATATCTTCGTGTAAAGGCACTTCACTAGGAAGCCAGTGCATTTTTTGCATTGTATCGTATGCGTTAAAAGCCCAGTCATAATCAAATGGCTTGTAATAATTTCTTTCTGTAAATAAACTCATCGTGTTAATAATTCAATCCCTTCTATAATAACTAATGCTCCTAATTCTAATACTAAAATTGCATGATAGACAGTCCATAAGACTGTTTGCTTTTCTTTTCTATTTTTACTCACACGCTAAACAATCCGCATCAGGAAGAATCTCTCTTTTGATTTTCTGTGATATTAATTCTGCTCTTTTAATTGCTTCAGAACGACAGTAGTAAAGAGTTTTTAATTTACGTTTCCAAGCTAACATATGTATATCGTGTAGTTCTTTTATATCCACATCAGCAGGTACGAATACATTAACACTTTGAGCTTGACAAATAAACTTCTGTCTATCTGCGGCGTGTTCTATTATCCATTGTTGGTTTATCTCAATAGCAGTTTTAAAAATATCTTTTTCATAGTCTGATAACTCTTTGAGATGCAAGACCGAGCCTCTTTGAGAGACAATGGACGACCATATATCATCATTATTTATTCCTTTCTTTTCTAATAGTTTTTCTAAAAATTTATTCTTAACTAAAAATGAACCTGACATTGTTTTCTGAACATAAGCGTTAGCTCTGTAAGGTTCTATTGATGGTGAAGTAGTACCACAAATAATTGAAGATGATGCGTTAGGTGCTATAGCTAATAGATGAGAATTACGCATACCTGTTCCTTCCATATCAGGAGCTTCTCCTCTTTTAACTGCTAACCTTTTTGATTCAGCAACAGCTTCCTCTTTTATCTTTTTAAATATTTGTAAGTTTTTTGATTTCGCTAAAGCAGATTCAAAGGGAATATTCTGTGATTGTAAATAAGCGTGAAAACCCATAGTACCTAAACCAATACTTCTTTCATTGTTGGCACTGAATCTAGCTTTAAACAATTCATCGGGTGCATAGTCAATAAAGTATTGTAGTACGTTATCTAAGAAGCGAATCATATCAGGAATAAATAAACTATCTTTTTTCCATTCTTCATATTTTTCTAAGTTAAGGGAAGATAAACAACAAACTGCTGTTCGTGTTTCATTAGTAGGTAGGGTTATTTCGGTACAAAGATTAGAGTGTTTAACACTTAATCCTAAATCTTTTTGTGATTGTGGTAATCCTTCATTTATAGTATCTATAAAACAAACATAAGGCTCACCTGTAGCTACACGATTCTCTAAAATTTTCTGCCACAAATCTCGTGCTGATACTGTTCTTACTTTTAATTTTGTATGTGGGTCTATTAAACTCCAACTGTCATCATAGGTAGGTTCTTTAATACATTTATCTATAAGTTCCATAAAAGTATTAGGAACATTAACTCCGTGATGTAAGTTTAAACATTTTCTATGTATGTCACCACCACTAGGTTTTCTTATATCTAAAAATTCTAATATTTCAGGGTGTGTTATATCCATATAAGCGGCATAACTTCCTCTTCTAGTTTTACCTTGTGAGAAAGCTAACATTTCTGAATCTACAACGTGCATAAAAGGAATAACACCTGAAGATTGAGAACCACCTGAAGTTGCTGTACCATCAGACCTAACATCTCCCCAATATCCTGCAATACCACCACCAACAGAAGCTAACCAAGCGTTTTCTGTATAGTGTTCAGCAAGTTCACCTCTACTGTCACCAACATAACTTAAAAAACAAGAGATAGGCATACCTCTTTTAGTACCTGCATTACTTAATATAGGAGTAGAAAACATACACCAAAGATTAGAAACATATTCATATATTCTTTGTGCCATTTCATCATTATCAGAAAAGGCTTTAGCCGCTCTCATAAAAGCATCTTGAGGTGACTTCTCATCAGGTAATAAATACCTATCCTTTAAAGTAGTCTTGCCAAAGTCTGTTAGTAAATTGTCTTTTTCGTAATCCATTATTTTTTAAATTGTCCTGTGTTGGGTGTGTTGTTTGCTATATCATCAAAAAATTTTTCTGTTTCTTTATCTATAGGTTCTAAGTCTTCTTGTAATTTTTCTGATTCTGTTTTTTCTTTTTGTTTACGTTCTGCTGTTTGTCGTTTTGATTCTTTATATGATTCGTTCAATTCTTTCTTTTCTTTCTCAGCATTTTCTAAGAAATCATTTTCATCTTTTCCAAATATCCTAGTCCAACCTTCTTTATATTTTTCAGTTGGGTGATGTATTGGATTTCCTGCTAAATTACGATTTTTATTATTGTAGTCATATTTGCCCATTATATTCTATTTTCTTTTTTTAATCTTTCTTTTAATCTTTTTCTTTTTACCTTTTAAAATATATTTAATTAAATAAATTACATTACCTAAAAATATTAAAAAGGATAATACTACAAATATTAATAAAACACTGTGAATATCCCAATCATCTGTTGTCCATTCTTTATACTCAATTTTTTCATTGTTTGTATTAACCAACTTTAACTTAATACTTTCATCGGGCTGATACAATTCCCACATTATAACTTCATTTGTTTCAACTACGTTGACTGTCATACCATCAAAGTCGTGAGCAATAGTTTTACGAACTAACTTTTTAAGTTCTTTAGCTTTCTTCACATAATGATATGCGTGAGTTTTAATATCTTTATCTGTTGTTAATGTAGTAGTAAAATCTAAACCACTGTATGCTTTAGCATAGGTATTATTACTTAATGCTAAACTAGAAACACTAGATAATAATGAAAATCCACTACAACCATTTAATAAACTAAGAAGGAGAATTAATCCTAATACTTTTTTCCCTATCAATTGTAACATAATTTATTTCCTTTGGTTCAAATTGTTTCAAAGAATCAAAGACAATAGTCTTATCAAAATCTTTACAACTGTAAACGTCTAATTGTAATAATGAAGGGACAACTTCGTCCCAACAATGTAACGAAATATGAGAAGTTTGTAATAAAGCAAAACCTGTTAAGCCACTAGCACCTTTTACATCTACATAGTGAGCAACGGGTTGCCCTAATCTTTTCATACCAATCGCTGATACTAATTTTCTTAACCACTTTCTTACGAAACGAATATCTGTTGGTGGTTTATTTATATTAGCTCTGATAATTAAATGATTATGTTTAACCATTTTTATATATAGCTTTCATTGTCTTATCAGCTTCCTCTTCTTGTGTCTGTCCAGTAAGTTTTAATTTTATCTTTCCTTCAGGCTGTGTTTCCTGTTCTATTAATAAATCAATATACTGTTTTGCTTTCTTTAGGTCTTCTATCTGTGCTTCTTTAGTGTCGTGTTTATAACGCCAACGACAAATATATTTAATAGCATTACCTTCGGCATACGGAATATTATTCTGCATAACAAAAGTAATGGGTTCTATTTTAAATCTAAAGTAATGAGAGGGGTGTTTTATTTTATCTGCCATAACTTAACCCTTCCCGTCTTCTTATTGTATTCTTTATGTCTAAGAATATGTGCAACTCTAGCTTGTTGTAGAGCCTCTTTCTTAGTAAAGCCTTTAGCCTTATAAGCTCCAACAACGATTTTCCATAGCTCTAAAAGGGGTACATTAGTGTAACTCTTAATCATTTTTTCAGCAGTTTTTATACCCACATTTGGCAATCCTGAGTACCCATCTGTACTATCACCTGCCAATGTCTGTATCATAAACCAATAATCAGCCAATCTCTGAGGTATATCTTCAACTGTCTCTCCATCTCTACTAACTTTAGCAGGAATTTGTCTCATATCTTTATCAATAGAAACAATAATCCTATCTTCAGTAGGGTGTGGTTCAGTTGCCATTATCCCCATAACATCGTCAGCTTCTAAATTTTTCCACATAACTCCATTATGTTTCTTCATAATGTATTCACGCAAAACATTTAAAACCATCGGCTTACGTCTGTCTTTACGATTATCTTTATAACTCGGAAGAATATCTTTACGAAAATTATTCTTATCAGTTAAAGCACAAACATAATCGTCAGCGTCAAAGTTAGAACCTAACTCATCTATCTGAGCATCTACTTCAGCCATACACGTCTTTTCATCACAGTGTAATGTCCAAAATCCATCACCCCAATGTGTACTTACTTCATTGGAAGTGGCTATCTTATATATTAATATGTCACCATCTATTAATAATACTTTATCTTTTTTTTTCATTTTTGCCTTCCTCATATTGTTTGATTTAATAAATCTTCTTTTGGTATGATATGTCCTTTAGAAGTCCAGTTATCTCCCCCTACTTTAATTGGGTATTTCGTCATTAATTTTTTTAGTATTTTTGTAGGGACAAGAACCCACGTTTGAGCTTCACGTTTTTCTAACCATAAACAGAACCCCCAAAACTTAGCTGTAGTAACATTAATACCTGAAGGCTTCCCTCTACTTTCTGTTTCTACATATACATTACCAGTCTTCTGACATAACCTATCAGCTTTAGCTTCTATTTGACCTTCTATGGCTAATTTAAGGTCGTCCTCGTGTTTTTCACCAAATGGTAAATCATTCACAAAATTACTCTTAACCTTCATATCAAACTTATTATTTTTCTTTTTCATTAATGTGTTTCACTCCAGTTATTTCCTATTTTATATTGTCCAGTTAAAGGCAATCTTAAATTGAAGTGTTTTCCAGTACGTTCAATAGATTCTACAGCTAACTTTCCTATTTTCTCTGCATCTTCTTCAAGACATTCAACTTGTATTTCATCGTGTACCCAAACAACTTGTTGAACATCATTATATTTTTTAACAGCTTTGTTAAACTCAATTAACCACTGCTTACAAACTATAGCTCCTGCACTTTGTAAAAGAGAATTGAGTGCGGCGTGTACTGAACGAATTTTAATTTGTCTTTTATCAAGACCTATTAAATATCCTCTCTCAGCCGCTTGTTGTACTTGTGTTAATAACTTACTTAAAGCAGGAAGATTATTTAAAAATCTTTCTCGTATCTTCTTAGCTTCTTTCATTGTCTTACCAGTTACTAACGCAATCTTTTTTACACCACCACCATATAGGAAACAGTAGTAAAATCTTTTTGCTAGGTCTCTTGAATCTAAACCTGCTAATTCTTTTGTTTCATTATGTATATCACCATTTAAAACTACTTTAGCATATTCACCTTCATCAAACTTAGACATAAAGTGTGCTAATAATCTAACTTCTAATCCTGATATATCTATACCTACTAATTTTTTTCTTTCAGGAACAGTAAATAAACTTCTACATTCTTTTCCATAAGGGACACCAACACTAGGTACTTGTCCTAAATTTGGGTGTGAGTGACTTGCACGAGCTGTTACTGTAGAATTAGTATTACAAGTTCCGTGTATTCTACCATTAAATTCATTCTTTAACCACGCTTGTGCTCCTGTCGCTAACTGTCCTATTCTTTTATCTAATAAAAAATGTTCACATAAAACTTTTGCTTCAGGATATGGAAGACTAGATAAAACAGTTTCATCTAACTTAGGCTTACCATCATTAGTATATTCTTGAGGTTTCCATTTGTGTCTTTCAATTAATCTATCCGCTATGTGATGTCTTGAACTAGGATTAAAAGTAATCGTTTTCTCTTTATAAAAAG